AATCACAAGAGAAGTTTTTAAGATACTATTATAGTAATTATGAAGACTTAGATGATGACGATGTTGATGATAAAATTGATTGGTTAAAGGAATCAGGTAAGCTTTCTAAATATGCTCAAAAGTTTCATGAGCAAATAGAAGAGGATAATGAAAAAACAAAAATAGAAACTATTGAAAAACAAAAAAGATTTGCTTTTCAACAAGAGGAACAGAAGAAACAATTAGTAAAAGATTTAAAACAAACTATTGATTCTTCTAATGAAATAAAGAATTGGACTTTAACACAAAGAGATAAGAAGGAATTACATGGGTATATGACTAAACCTGCAGTTAAGATAGGTAATAATCAGTTCCTTACACAATTCCAAAATGATTTACAAAATGCATTTAAGGATAAGAGTAAAATGATTTTGTTGGCTAAAATATTATCTTCTGATTTTGATGTAACAGACATTAAAGAGAAAGCAAAAACAGAAGTAATTAAAGAAACAAGACAAAAAATCAGTAATCAAAAACTCAATCCATCAACAAGCACAAAAGGTTCTCGCAATAAAGGGTTAGCAGATTTCTTTTAGTTTAACAAAAAATTTTTAAAATGGCACAATTAAATAATAAGTTAATAACCAAGCAAATGCCTTGGCATGCTAACATGACAGACCTCAATCACTTGGGTGCTGCTCTCATTGCTAAGCCACATGTATTTGAATCAGTAATGACTAAGCTGTTTACAGCTACACGTTATTCTGATAATCCAATGACTTACATTCTATCTTCTACTGCAAAAGAAGAAGAGATTACTTCTAATGAATGGGAATGGGGTCTAAGAACAGGTTCAACAAGACCACTTGTTGTAATTGAGAATGTAGAACTTGCAGCTAATACCACTCCTGGTAAGTTGAAGCAAACATTTAAAATTAAACTTGATGAAAATTGGTTTGTACCAGGTGATATTATTCATCCAGGTACTACTAATAAAAAGTATCAAGTGCGTATTCAGGAAGAACCTTACAGACATGGTAAAGGTTGGGTTTACACAGTAAGATTGATGTCAGACAATGGTGCTGATTTCCTTCCTGTTTCTTACCTATCTCCTGGTACTCAATGGGCAAAACTATTTTCTCAATATGAAGAAGCAGGTGAACAGAGTGGTTCAACTCAGTATTCACTTCCTATTACATTAAGAAATAGACTTTCTCGTTTTAGAAAGAAATACCAAATTACAGGTGATGCACATAATCAAGTACTTGCTGTTAAGGTTCCAGACCCTAATGGTAAAATGCATGATACTTGGATTAAATATGCTGAAGTTGAATATTGGATGCAATGGTACAAAGAACTAGAGAGAGGTTATTGGTATTCTCGTAGTACAGATTCTGTACTTGGTGCTAATGGTAGACCAATCTATTCAGGTCCTGGTATTCAAGAGCAACTTGAAGATTCTCACATTCATCGTTATACTCACCTTACTGCTACTCTAATTGAAGAGTACTTGATGGACATTTTCTACTCTCGTGTTAAACCTGGTGGACAACGTAAAATCAAAGCATTTACAGGTGAATATGGTATGATTATTTTCCATCGTGCAATCCAAGATTGGATGGAGAAAAAAGGTTTCATTCAAGTTGTAGACCAATTGTTTATTGACAAAACTACATCTCCTTACAATGACCAAGCTCTTGCAGCAGGTTATCAGTTTGTGAAATATAGAATGGCAAATGGTGCTGAGCTTGAACTAATCCATAATCCATTGTATGATGATAGAGAGATTAACTTTGAGATTGACCCAGTTACAGGTTATCCTACTGAATCAATGAGATTTACTTTCCTTGATTTCTCAGGAGAAAAAGGAGAATCTAATGTTAAGCGTATTAAGAAAAAAGGTGGTATGTCATTGATTTATACTGCTGGTCTTGTTACACCTTATGGTCCTGTAAACAATAAACTTGCTTCTCACTCTGGTGACTACTATGAAATGCATGTTAAAGACCAATGTGGTATTCACATGGAAGATGTATCTCGTTGTGGTGAACTTATCCTTGCTCGTAATTAGTACTTTGTTTTCATTGGAGAGAGAGAAATCTCTCTCCATATTTTATATTCACTTTAAAGAAAAAGAAAGAAATTATGTCAGAAAGAAATCCAAATTTTGTAGAATTAAGACCAATAGAAATATCTAAATGGCATGGTAAAACTGGTAAAGATGATTTTAGTCAAGACCAATCTTCACAGATACTTTATGATGCACAAACAGGTAAATATGCTACTGGTTTAACAACAGAAGAAGCACAAAAGTATGGTAGTTTAATGGGATTAGATTTAAGTGATACTTTTAATCCAAATAAACCACATGAGTTTTGGGCAACTAAAGTAGCACAGTTAAAGTTTCCTAATAGAACTTTAGTATTAGATATTTCTAAACCATTGGAATTTATTAAAGTTAAAAACTATAAAGCTTCACCTTATGTAGCTAATTCAGAAAAAGAATATCAGGAAGGTAGATGGCCTTTAGCAACACATATTCTTTATGATGAAGGAGAACACATTGAGATTGAAGCTCACAGATTGAATAAAAAGAAAGATGCTTATAAGATATTAGATAAGCTTACTAAAGAGCAAAAAGTATCATTAGTACAAATCATTCTTGATATTTCAGTAAGAAAACAATCTAATGAATTTATTGAAGTTAAGATTGCTGAGATTATTGAAGGAGAATATATAAATGAGTTTTTGAAATATTCTAAAATGGATAAAAACCAATTATATATTAAAGGTATGGTTACTGAAGCTTTGTATAAAAATGTTCTTACTAAAGAAGGTGCAGGTATTTATTACATGGGTGATATACTTGGACACAGTATTGAAGATGTTACAGATTACTTTGTTAATCCACAGAATCAAGAAATTAAAGCAAGAATTCTTGAGAAATTAAATTAAAATTCTAACTTGCTATATACAACATGGACATTAGAGCAATGCATTATGATTTAAAAGTCAAGCTTAATAAAGTAGACTCACAGCAATTTAGGAACTTAAAGGTTCCTGAAATTGACTGGCTACTTAATGAAGCTCAAGAAGTTTTTATCAAAAACATTGCTGAGCCAAGACAAAGAAATGGATTTGGTTTTGAAGTGAATCAGAGGAGTATAGATGACATTAGAACTATTGTTGTAAATAATCTAACTCCTCTTCCTGTTGTAGTTTTTGATAGTATATCTTATAAGGTAACATTACCTACAAATTATTTATTCTTTGTATCAGGATATGCTTGTATATCCAAAGGAGTGTGTAACAATGTGAGAGCAAGGCTCTATTTAAAACAACATGATGACCTCCATGAAGAAAGTCCTTTTGATAAAAGTTCTTTTGAGTGGCAAGAAGTAAATTTCAGATTTTTTGAAAATGGACTTAGGGTCTTTACAGATGCAACCTTTATTGTTAGTTCGATATGTGAATTTAATTACATTAAGAAACCTGCATATATGCAAAATGCTCAAGACTATGTTGGGGGCACTTACAATTTACCTAATGGAACTGTTCTAACAGGTTTTACAAATTGTGAGTTATCAGAACATACTCATAGAGAAATTGTAGACTTAGCTGTTCTTATAGCTACTGGTCAAATGCAGATTCCTGACTATGAAATTAAACAAGCAAAAATTAGTCTTTTAAACAATTAAATTAATTTAAAATGAGTGCAAATAATCCAGTTTTTCAAGTACTTGTACCTACTGGTGACCAAGTTGTTTTACCTGCTGGTTCTCCTGTAACCTCTCTAGCAGTTGGTCAAATTGGTGTATTCTCTGCTACTACAAACCTATCTCAAGATGCTACTACTATTGTAAATGAAAGAGCAATATTTTTAGCAGTAGGTGTAGATACAGCAGGTGGTTCTACATTAAATGATGTAGCTACATCAGCAGGTCAAAACATTCCAAGAAATGATGTTGATGCTTATAGCTTTAGATGCTATAATCCTGAAAGACCTAACATTATTGATATTACAGATTTTACTAACATTGCATGTGAAACTACATATTCATTTAAGGTAGAATTTAGAGGTAACTCTCAAGCATATCAAATGTATGGTTTCAATCAGTTTTCTAAGATATTCTCTGTAACAACTCCTTGTTGTGGTCCTGGTTGTGATTGCCCAAGTGGTGATTGCAATAATCTTGCTTTACTTCTTTTCAATGCAGTAAATGCTGATACAGATGAAATTATTAAGGCATCAATTATTGATTACACTACTACTCCAGGTACTCCAATTGTAGTTGCTACTATTGCTGATTACATTAATGGTACTGCTGCTGCAGATGTAGCTGCTTGGGTTGCAACTCCTGCTAATGCTGGTCTATGTCTTGGTATTCGTATTACAGATATTCCTTCTAAAGTTTATGCTTACTGTAATATTCCTTTGAGATATTACAAGAATGTAGAATTCCTTATGATTGTATCTTTAATTGACAACCTTAGCTGTGAAGCTAAATCTACTATCTTCCAAATTCCTTCATTTGGTGAAGGTCAAGGTAAAGACATTGGATGGTTGGAATATGAAGCAGGTGGTTACAATGGTAAACCTGGTCCTTACAGAGTAGGTGAAATGGCAGGTACTGCTATTGGTAACTTCCAAAGATTCTCTACTAATGCAGGTAAGTATAATCAGTTGAACTTGCACTATTCTCCTCAGATTGTAGGTGGATGGGATGAGTACAAAAACAAGATGAATACTATTGTAGTTGCTGAATGTACTACAGGTGCTTCTGCTAATAATACATTTGCTACATTGCTTCCTGTACTTGATGCTTTCTTTGAAACACAAGGATTTAAACCAT